TCTGGGAAGAGCATCATCACAGGCCACCTGCACTCGCTCAAGGTCACCCCGATGGATGACTACAACGGCACTCGTTGGGGTGTGGATGCTGGGACTCTTGCAGACCCGTCTGGCCCGCAGTTTCGAGACTACCTCGAGGACAATCCAACCGACTGGAGATCAGGGTTTATCGTCTTGACGTTCAAGAACGGGCAGATGCTGTGGCCCGAGGTCGCTCGTGTAGTGGGTCAACAAATAGACTTCCGTGGGGAGCTGATATGAGCGCCACCCTGATTGCCATCACCGGGCTTATCTACGCCTACGTCGGTCTCGAGCAACTCGCTTTGGGAAACAAGATGCTGGCTATCGTCTACTCGGGATATGCGTTCTCAAACGTGGGTCTCTTTTACATCGCCAAGAGTCCAAACGCGCTGTAGCCTCCCAGACTGGCCTGGTCGCGTCTCCTCCAGCGGAAGCGCTAGACCCCTCCTGTGGGCGTCTGAGAGTCGCCTCCAGACCTGATCTGGCCTCAGCCCTGTCCTGGTAGCCAGCTCCTCATACGTCCCTGGGCCGTTCTTCAGCTCCTCCAGGATGCGCTCGATCAGCCCCACTGGAGCCGATTGAGCAGCCTCCTTAGAAGTAACTGGATCGCCCTTCCTAAAAAGTTTGATCCAGTCCATCTTAGAACTCCTCGTCTTTTGGTTTCGGGTCGTTCAGGTAGGCCCAACCATCCCAATCTTTAATTGGAATCACATCCAGTTTGAGCATCTCACCGCTCTTGGTCTCGATGATCGAACCAATCCGCTGGTAACTATTCTTCGTCTCACCGGCGGCGTTCTGGTATGTACCAACAACTGCCACGACTGCTTTTAAGGTTTTTGCCACATTTCCTCCAATTTGGCTACTTTCTCATCAACCTCTGTCAAGAACTTCTTGACAGCCTCCTCCATCTCTGAAATCAGAGAGGGATTCCTCTCGACCCTTTGACAGAAGAAACCGATCTTCTCCAACCTCGGGTCAAATACTACATAGTCCACCCAGGGTCTCTGGGCGCAGGCCATCTGCCACTGCATCTGATGGATGTACTTTGTATCGATCTTCTTTGTAAGAAGGACGTCAATCATAGTCGCGGTATTGGGGCACTTGATCTCCACCATCCCCTCCTCGACAAGCCCGTCTGGAGATGCTCCAGCGTCTTGGATTGTTGGGTGGACAATAAACCCCACCTCCTCCACCAAAACGCCCCTGTTGGCCTCGTATGCGGCTCTGGCAAAGGGTTCTTGTTCAGTCCCCCACTGCATCGCTGCGTTTGAGAAGGCCTCCTGTGGTTTCTTGGTGAGCCGCTCAGCAACGAGTTGGGCCATGTAGTTGACCCGCTCCGCTCCCTTGCTCAGCACCTTGGACACCCCACTTGCGGTGACCTTCCCGAGTCTGGCCTGGAACCACTCCTCAGATCTTTGATCCATTTAGCCTCCCGTATAAGTTTTCATACCAGTGCTCTGATAGGTCATCGTCTGTCAAAACGCTTACCTTCTTTGTGAACAATTGCAAGATATGCAGCTCACAAAACCACCCGCGACAATCAAGCTCAAACCAAAACTCGCAAATGGTCTGAAGTTTTTTTGCATTGACATAGGAAGACCCATCAACCTCTAGTAAGCGAACTGTCTTGTTTGCCGTATCAAGTTCAAAGGCGTCTGGGACAAACCCAAGCGCGGGCATAGGATCATCAAGCACATCATTTAGCCGTTTCTTCAGTCTTGATATGTGCCATGATGGATTTGATACGACAAACCGATTGATTGCCAATTTGTGAGCGCTTGGATTCATTTATCCTCCAAATGTCCACCGATACCTGGCTTGCAGGTTCCGTCGATTGATCTCCGTGAACTCACCAGACCCGACCTTTGGGATCTCGTGGTAGCCCAGCAGGGCATTTCTGACGGTCTCTGCGTTTGCCCCGATCAACTGGCAGTAGAGGTCAAAGGTAGTCCCCTTGTCAAACAGCCACTTGATCGCAACCAGAGGCTCGCCAATGGCCTTGTGCTGCTCCTTTTCCTCTTCGCTCATGGGTGATCCAGCGTCCACGATGGCGTGAGCAATGACAGCGGCAAGCAGGTGAGCACACCGCTGTGTCTGGACGTCGTCGGTACTCGTTGAGACCAGATCGATCATTTCAGTACGTGCCTCACTGCCATGACTGCCGCGCTGGTCATGATGATGCAAATCGCAAGACCAAACCAGACGATGCAAAAGCACACAACTGCTGACAGGACGTCATCTACTCGTAAGGGTTTCATTCTGAGCCTTTCAGTTTCTTAATGAGTTGGTTCTTCTTAGCCATGACCTGCTGCTGACTAGCCTGGTCGGTGGCTGCGTTAAGTGCCAGTTGATAGGCGGTCTTGAGTGCATCCAGGGTGGTGCAGGCCTCCATGTCTGCCAGGTGAGCCTGAATGTTTGGCCGAGGGCGAGACCCTGCGTTCCCGTCATCGTCCTCTGGGGCTATCCCACAGGCCGCCATCAGGGAGTACCTGCGGGCGTATGTCAGGGCAGACCCGTAACCCTGCGGATCTTGCTTGGCAGCGGGGACGTGGAGCTTGCCTGCCGAGAGCGTCTCACCAGATTCGTGTAGAAACAAGGTCTCGACGATAACCCCATCTTGGCACTCGTGGGTGGGTTGGATGAGGGCTATCCCGTTGCTGTTCAGCCCGTCAATCACAGCCTCCACGCAGGCAGACAGGTCTGCATACTTGCTGCGAAAGTGTGGGTTTGTGGATGACTTCAGGGCAGGCCCAAAGGCCTTCTGTGCCTTAACCAGCGCGGTTGCTATGGTCTTCACTTCTCACCTCATTGATGATTGATACAAGTTCCCGAATCCTGCTTTCCAGGAGATCTACCTTGTGACGCAGGACGTCGGTCTCGTTGGTGTAGAACCTGGTTGCCAGGTAGGTCGCGGTGTTGATGATTTCGTTAGCGTCTATCATGACCACCACACCACCAGACAGATGCCAAACCCGATGCCGATGGCGCAGGCCAGCAGCACGCCTAAGATCTTGTCCATGCGGTCTTCTAGCGAGACCTCTGCATAGCCCACGGGGAAGGAGCACTCAGCGAGTGTCCTGGGGGTTTTAATATTCTTCAAAATTTACCTCCTCGTAAAAATACTTTGCCTTTTCCATGTGCTCGTCGTAAGCAACACGGTCGATATGTTCCTGAAGCAGCTCAAGCGCGTGATGCCATGCCTCAGAGGACTGCTCCTTGATTGCCTTGCTGAGAACCGAGTGCTCGAGAGACCCGGCCTTGAGATCGGACATCCAGTCAAAGAAGCGATCAAAGTCGGGCTGGATGCCGCTCGAGGGAATCTCTGGGTCATCGTCTGGTGGGTCTAGTGCCCAATCGGACAGCTCTAACTTACGCATTTTCCACCTCCACGCTTCCCAACATCAAAGACAGAGCGGCCAGCTCCTCCTTCTGGATGTAGATGTAGAAGCTAACCTTGTCCACATGAAACGAGAGCTGCGATTCGTCGTCCTTGTTTAAGTACAAACGGACTCGCGTTCCGTCCTTGAGCGACAACCTGAGACATCCTTCTTCTTTGGTAAACACTTGACACCTCCTGAGACCGTCAACATCGACGGCATGGGTGAACTGTAATCTTCTGGTGTAGGTTTGGAATAGGGACTTTCCCTAATGTATGGATGTACAGGTATCCGCTAATAGACCATTCCACACATAATTGGAATAGGTGTTTCTACTTAGTGCAAAGCTACGCAGATGGCATAAGATTGAGCCATTCGTCCCATGTTGGGATGATGTCAATGGAGGTTCTATGAAGAAGGTAATCGTCGCTATTGGTGCGGCTTTGGCGGTCACAAGCGTGTGGGCCAGTTGCCGGTATTACACCTATACGATCAACGGTAGAACCTACTATTGCAGCGAATGTTGCTCTGGTACTGGTATCTACAGGACTTGCAACACAACTTGTAACTGAGTAAGATGTTGCGAAACCCGGCTAGGCAGGGAGTAGCTACCCTGCCGAAAAGCGTCACACCTCCGCCTGCCGTAGGTTTCCTCTAGGGGTGGAGTTTGTGAGGTGTTTATGCACTACTACCTATTCAATATTGGCGACTATTCGTCCCACACGGGCCATCTGTCTGAGTTAGAAGATCTGGCCTACAGACGACTCCTCGACTGGTGCTATCTGCACGAAAAACCACTCCCAGATGACATTGAGCAGGTCTCAAAATTCATCAGGATGCGAACGCATTGCGAGTGCATTGCGAACGTATTGCGAGAGTTTTTCGAACGCACTGAAGACGGCTGGATATCACCCCGTGTGGAGGCTGAAATTGGCAAGGTAAACACCAAGTCTGACAAGGCTCGACAGAGTGCTAAAGCTAGGTGGGACAAGAAGAAATTGCCTAAGAATGCGAACGCAATGCGACCGCAAAGCGAACGCAATGCTACACAAGACACATTACCCATTACCCAAAACACAAAGAATGGCGCAGAAGCGCCTGTGTCTGTGGATAAGTCTGTTTGGGAAGACTTCATGAAAATCCGCAAGGCCAAGCGAGCGCCGATGACGGCCACCGCACTGGAGGCCATCAAGCGTGAAGCAGGCAAGGCGGGTTGGTCGTTGAACGACGCCATCAAGGAGTGCGTGACTCGAGGCTGGCAGGGGTTCAAGGCCGACTGGGTGGAAAAGCGTACCGAGGCAGGCCCAGACCCGATGCTTGCCAAGCTCAAGGAAGACGAGAAGCTGGCTAGGCCGATGCCTGCGTCAGTCCGTCAGGCTTTGCATGGCTCATTGAAGAGGATCGTATGACGAACGATCAAGCCAATAAAATTTTGAACCAGGCCAAGGATGGACAACCAGTCACCTACCTCGACATCTGCAAAGCCCTCATCGCAACTGGAGACCTACAGAGCACAATGCGAGGCTCGGGATTGGGTGCGGAGGTTTCGGGAGATCAAGGCCAAGAAGGGCGTCAAGGCAGCCAATCAGTGGTGGAGGCAGACCCTGGAGCGGATCGAGAAGCACCGCGGCAAGCCAGCCGTGGACAAGCTCAGGAGGGACATGAACAACTTAAGGCCACAAGATGAGACGAGCGGCAAAAATTGATGCTAATCAAAAAGAAGTTGTTGATGCTTTGAGATTGGCTGGCGCTTCTGTCCAGTCATTAGCTGCGGTTGGAAAAGGAGTGCCTGACCTTCTAGTTGGCTTCAAAAATGTCACAGTGCTGATGGAGGTGAAAGACGGGAAAAAGTGTTTATCAGATAGAAGACTTACAGAAGACCAACAAAAGTGGCATCAACAATGGAAAGGCGGCACTGTGTCAATTGTTGATAGCGTAGATGCTGCGCTGCGGGTACTAAAGGTTGTTGAATGGACAAAAAGTCTGCAAAAAGAAGACGATGGTCTTTAATGAGGTTATATGCTCACAGGTATGAGAGACACTACAGCTCGAGACCTGGATGTTTTTATTGCGGAGAACCTCACTCCACAATAGATCATTGCCCTCCAATAACGTTCTGCGAAGTTAAAGATGAAAAGTGGTTCAAAGAAAAAAACATAAGGTTTTACATAGTTGCGTGTTGTTCAGAATGCAACACAAAATTGTCTAACAAGCCGTTTTTGACGCTACATGAGCGAGCGGGGCACATACTTAGTTGGCTTGAGAAAAAAAGTAATGAAGTCGTTATTTGGACGGAGGATGAGATTAATGAGATGAGTAGCGTATTTGCTAAGTCAATTATTGCCAGGAAAAAGCAGCATCAGATGTTGATAGATAGGGTTAGGTTTTGCCAAGAACTGCTTTACAGGCGAGATGATTTCCCAGAGGAGGTCGAGTGATTCCCAAAGAAATAGCCAGATGCAAGGGAACGTCCTGGACAGCCAAGGGAAAGACCCAGTTCCGGCCAGAGTGTGTGCCATGCGAGCGCAGACTATCGCCTCCTGGTGAAGGTCAAGTGTGGATGAGTTCATGGGAGATGCCAGAGAAATGTCCTTACCAAATATCACAAAAACCGTCGAGTTCATCATCGAAAATGCGCCGGAGTTCGGAAAAGCCAAGGCCAGACGGGTCTACCTAGAGGAGTTCCGCAAGAGCAAGAAGGCGATGCTGATGCGTCAAGCAATGATGAACGGGATCGAGGCGGCAAACGCACAAGAACGCGAGGCATACGCTAATCAGGAATACCGAGACCTGCTGGATGGTCTCGCAGAGGCAATAGAACAAGAGGAAACACTTAAATGGAAGCTAGAGGCGGCAAGAATCACCGTGGAGGTCTGGAGGAGCCAGGAGGCGACAAATCGAATGCAAAGCAAAGCCACCGAATGATCTGCCCGGAGTGTGGGCTATTTGGGGGGACGATTGACAGCAGGAGGCCAGACGACAGGACGATCAGAAGACGCTACGAGTGCCCAAACAAACACAGGTTTACCACATATGAGCGCATTGAAAAGCTACCCGAAGAGCACCTACAAGAGATCAAAGACATTCTTGCGGGCCGTCGCTGAGTTGGAGTGCCAGAACTGCGGGGCTTATCCCTCCCAGGCCGCCCACTCCAACTGGCACGGCAAGGGAATGGCACTGAAGGCCTCGGACGACCTGGTGGCGGCTCTGTGTCTTAGATGCCACTGGGAGGTAGACCAGGGAAATAAGTTATCCAAAGAGGAGAGAAAGGCCTTGTGGATAAATGCTTATAAGCGGACAATGGACAGATTGGGCTTAGCAGTTGCCCATTTGGGGGAGTGATCCCCCTTTTTTATGCAGCCCTACGCAGCAGAGATCCCCGAGTACCTGAAGGACGCTGATGAGGCGTTGACCAGGTACGGCAGGTGGGTGGCCGACAGGTATCGGATAAATACCTGCGGCAGTGCGGAGGGCAAGTACCGATCCCCCCAGGACGAGATCGACAGACTCCCGAGGATCGGCTACCCCGAGGACGAGTTCTGGGCCGCCCACAGAGCGCTCCAGGGCGTGACCCCGGACGAGAGGCAGGTTCTGCATATTCTGTACATCAGAAAGAAGATTCCCCAAGCTGCCCAGTTGAGGATTGCAAAAATCCAACATAGGGTAAGTGCTGATAGACACTTGAGGGGTTTAATGCAGTTCGACTTGCTGTTTCGGGCGCAAGTGGTTAAGATTAAGTCTCCTGACAAGGAGTCAGAGTTCGGTATGCCTTTTGGCAGGCCGCCGCATTTGTGAAGGAAAACCATGATTTCCTCTAAAACCGCAAAGCAGTTTGAGAAGTTCGTCAAAAAGCCCAAGAAGAAGGGCATGGACGGCAAGGACTACAACAAGCTCAGCGAGATGGGCCGTGGCTACGAGGCCGTGGTGATGGCTAAAAAGGGCAAGAAGTGATCTGTCCGATCTCCACCCAGGACATCCAAGAGAACCTGAAAAAGCGGGACTGGGCGTTCAAGAACGTTGGCTATGGCCCCGCCAACCCTGGGGAAGAGAACGAGGAGTTCTGGCAAGCCAGGGCTGACGAGTGGCAGACCCCTGTCGAGGACGCAAAGGAGATGCGCTGCGGTAACTGCAGCGCGTTTATCCAGACGCCTGAGATGATGGAGTGCATCATCGGTGGAATCCAGCAGGAGGAATCGGACGAGGAGACCTACGCCAACGAAGTGCAAGCGGCCGCTAACTTAGGCTATTGCGAGCTGTTTGAGTTCAAGTGCGCTGGAGACCGTACCTGCTCTGCGTGGCTGTACGGCGGGCCGGTAACCAAGAAGCTCACTGCCAAGCAAAAGCAGATGCTGATGATGGCAAAGCACGAAGCCACCAAGGGGATGGACTATGAAGAAGACGAAGGCCGAGAAGAAGATAGCGAAAGTATTTAAGGAGTTTGGCAAGGGAGAACTCCACTCTGGCAAAGGCGGCCCAGTTGTAAAAAGCCGTGCCCAAGCGACCGCGATAGCGTTGTCAGAGGGTAAGCGAGCTATGAAGAAAAAAGGCTGAGTTCTAGCCGCTGATGCTCAGAGTTTGAAAGAACTTGAAGGTTCTCAATTCTGTTGTCAGTTGGATCACCATTGATGTGATGAACGTGCTCCCAAGACTCAAGTTTACGACCTAAATGCTGCTCCATAACATAGCGATGCTCTCTAACTTGCTTGCCATCAACACTGATAACCACATACTTTCGAGTCTCTGACTTTCCTGCTCGACGCATTATTGGACTATTCATTCTTCCCTTCTCTAATATTTCTGGATGTCCAAGTGCTAAACATCGGCGAGAACAAAATTTTGCAATGTCGACTCTGTACTTTGGAACATAAAATTTGCCAGAACAAACTTGACAAGTCATCATTGAGCCGTTCTTGCGCTTTTCTGCTCTAGTCTGCCCGCACAATGTTGAGACATACTTTGATGAGCAAGGTCTTGAACAGCTTTTTGTTGTTGACCGTTTGGGCTTAAATAAGATGCCGCAACTAACACAATTGATGTTTTGCATAACGCGATGGCTATAATACTGAATTGCTATAGTTTACACGAAAGCACATCATGAAGAAACCTACAGGCCTGTACGCAAACATCCACGCCAAGCGTGAGCGCATCGAGCGCCAGAAGGCCGCAGGGAAGACTCCTGAGCGCATGAGGAAGCCTGGAACCAAGGGCGCGCCGACCTCCGCTGCGTTCAAGGCCGCTGCTAAGACGGTAAAGAAATGAAGTCTGCCGCCTGGTCTCGCAAGGAAGGCAAAAGCCAAAGTGGGGGCCTGAACGAAAAGGGCCGTAGGTCTTACGAGAGGGAAAACCCTGGTTCTAACCTTAAGCCTCCAGTAAAGAGCGGAGACAACCCGAGGCGGGCATCGTTTCTTGCGAGGATGGGCAATATGCCTGGGCCTGAGTACAAGAACGGAGAGCCGACCAGACTCCTGCTGAGCCTGAAGGCCTGGGGAGCGAGTAGCAAGGCAGACGCCAAGGCAAAAGCCAAGGCTATCTCAGAGCGCAACAAAAAGAAGTAAGATAAGCGTAATCAAACGTGCCGATGGCCCGAAAGGAATCGGAAAATGGATAAAAAAAGTCGTCTTAACTACGGGAATCTACCCGGCCCAGGCCCAGGGAGGCCAAAGGGATCGGCTAATAAAGCCACACAGAACGTCAGAGAGATGATCTCTGTGATTGCGGAGCAAAACGCTCCAAAGTTTGCAGAGTGGCTAAACACGGTAGCGCTTGGGGACGGCGATAAGGTAAAGCCAGACCCAGGCAAGGCCGCAGACCTGTATCTGAGGGCAATTGAGTACCACATACCCAAGCTGGCGAGGACTGAGGTCAGCGGGCTAGACGGGACACCTATCGAGACCATCGTCAAGTGGGCTCCCGAGAAATCGTAATTCCATACGCTCCTCGAGCACCGCAGCGCCAGATCCATGAGGCACTCGGTGAGTCCAGGTTCGTGGTGGTGGTTGCCCACAGACGCATGGGCAAGACGGTCTCTGCCTTGAATCACCTCATCAAGGAGGCGATAGACAACAAGAAGGAGGCCCCGAGATACGCCTACATAGCGCCAACGTACACCCAGGCCAAGCGGGTAGCGTGGGACTATCTACTGAAGTACACGCAGCCCCTGGACGCGACGGCAAACCACTCGGAGCTGAGGGTGGACTTCTGGGGGCGCAGGGTCAGCCTGTACGGGTCGGACAACTTTGACAGCCTGCGAGGTCAGTACTTTGACGGGGTTGTCCTGGACGAGATTGGGGATCAAGACCCCAAGATATGGAACGAGATCATCAGACCGGCTCTTGCTGACAGGCAAGGATGGGCGCTGTTTATTGGCACACCGAAGGGCGCAAACCACTTCAAAGACCTGAGAGATCGGGCCGAGGAGGAGCCTAACTGGAGGCTGCTGGAGTTCAAGGCCAGCCAGACGGGGATCATCCCCAAGGAAGAGTTATCCGCTGCCAAGCACGAGATGGGCGCAGACAAGTATGCCCAGGAGTTTGAGTGCAACTTCAACGCAGCGGTGGAGGGCGCGTACTACGGCGCTCTGATGAATGACCTAGAGTCAAAAAACAGGTTCTGCGAGATAACTCGGGATGACCTGTGCAGGACATACACGGCCTGGGACTTGGGGGTAGGCGACTCGACAGCGATCTGGGTCTGCCAAGCGATTAACAAGGAATATCGAATCCTTGACTTTGTGGAGAACCACGGTCAGGGGTTGGATTGGTACGTCAACTGGTTAAAAGAGAGAAAGTGGCACATTGCCGAGCACATCCTGCCGCACGACGTTGAGGTCAGGGAGCTTGGCACAGGAAAGAGCCGCAAGGAGATGCTCGAGTCTGCGGGCTTGACCATCACGGTAGCGCCAAGGATGTCTGTAGCCGATGGGATACAGTCGGTCAGGAGGCTGCTGCCTAATTGCTGGTTCAATATGCCTCAAGTGAAGCAGGGGGTTGACTGCCTGCGAAACTACAGACGGGAATACGACGAGAAGCGAAACATCTACTTTGAGAAGCCGCTCCACGACTGGTCATCTCACGCAGCCGATGCGTTCAGATACCTGGCCGTCGGCATGACAGACGGAGGCGGCGACTGGAGCAAGCCGCTCAACATCAACACAAGGTGGGTGGTTTAATGTGGATCGCAAAGCAAGGAAACGTGGAACCCAGGATCAAGGCCCTGGAGGATCGTTTGGCAGAATTAGAGAAGAAGGTTCAGGAATATGAACGAAATCAGTCTGAAAGCACTTCTAGACGCAGAAATCGATGGGGCGATAGGGTATCTGCAAACGGAGACAACGGAGCAGAGAACCCGAGCGCTTGAGTACTATCTGCGTTACCCATACGGTAACGAGATCGAGGGCCGCAGCCAGATCGTCACCGGCGAGGTTGCTGAGGTAGTTGACGGGGCTATCCCGCAGCTCATCCGCATCTTCACTGCGTCTGATGACATCATCCAGTTTGACCCCACCGGGCCTGGAGACGAGGCCGGTGCAAAGCAAGCGACGGTCTACGCTAACTGGGTGTTCTACAAGGACAACCCAGGTTTTGCCGTCCTGCATGACTGGTTCAAGGACGCGCTGCTCGAGAAGGTCGGGGTAGTAAAGGCCTATTGGGATGACAAGATCGACGTCATCAAGGAGAGCTACGAGAACCTGACCAGCGACGAGCTTGCCTACCTGCTGAGCGACGGGACGAGGGAGATCATCGAGGAAGAGACGATCATCACCCCGGCCACCGACCCCGCGGGGAACCCTGTCCTAGATATGCAGGGTCAGCCCGTCTTGCTGACGAGCCACAACGTAAAGGTAGCAAAGAAAAACAAGATCGGTCGCATCAGGATCGAGAACGTGCCGCCAGAGGAGTTCATCATCTCCAAGAAGGCCCGCACGATTCAGGACGCTCCGTTCTGCGCCCACCGCAAGCTGATCCCCAGGTCTGACCTGGTGGCGATGGGGTTTGACGAGGAAACGGTCAAGAACCTGCCCGCCTACGACGATCTGAGCTTCAGCCCTGAGCGGGTGGCGAGATTCTCTGAGGGCGAGCAACCCAGCACCCAAGAAAGCCACGACCCATCCATGCAGGAGGTGGAGGTATATGAGTGCTATGTCTACGCAGACCGCGACGGAGACGGAATAGCCGAGTTGCTCCAGGTCTGGTACGCAGCCAACGAGATCCTTGAGGAGCGCGAGACCGATTACGTCCCGTTCCACTCGCTGTGCCCCGTGCCTGTCCCGCACAAGTTCTATGGCCTATCACTGGCTGACAAGGCGTTGGATCTGCAACTGCAAAAGAGCACTATTACCCGTCAGATGCTAGATAACCTGTACCTGACGAACAACGCTCGGGTCGGTGCGGTGGAGGGCCGGGTCAACATTGACGACCTGCTGACCGCTACACCTGGCGGCGTGGTTCGGATGAAAGACCCCGGCGCGGTGGTTCCGTTGCCCGTGCAGCCGGTAGCTAACCAAGCGTTCCCGATGCTTGAGTATCTGGATTCTGTCCAGGCCAAGAGGACGGGTATCTCTGAAGCGAGTCAAGGACTTGACCCCAACATCCTGCAAAATGTGACGGCCACTGCGGTCGCTGCGTTCCAAAACGCCTCCTCTGGGAAGTTGGAGCTGATCGCCCGCATATTTGCAGAGACGGGGATCAAGTCCCTCTTTAAGGGAATCTTGCATCTGCTGTGCAAGTTCTCGGACAAGCCACGCCTGATCCGTATGCAGGGCCGCTACATACCGATGGATCCTCGGATGTGGTCTAACCAGTACGACGTCAATATTTCGGTCGGGTTGGGCACTGGAAGCCAGCAGCAGCAGATGGCGATGCTCTCGATGATCCTGAGCAAGCAAGAGCAGATCCTGCAACAATTCGGGCCTGCAAACCCGTTGGTGACTGTGGGTCAATACCGCGAGACTCTTGGCAGGATGATCGAGGCCGCAGGGTTCAAGGACTCCGCGATGTTCTTCAAGCAGGTCACGCCTGAGATCGAGGCGCAACTGAGCCAGCCACAGCCTCCAGGACAAGACCCAGCGATGCAGGCGATGATGGCGCAGGCGCAGGCGCAGATCCAGATTGCACAGCAAAAGGCGCAGGCAGACATCCAACTGGCAAGAGAAAAAGCCGCCGCCCAGCTACAACTGGAGCGCGAGAAGGCTCAAGCAGACCTGCAACGCAGACAGCAGGAGTTTGAGGCCGAGGTTCAGCTCAAGGCCGCCAAGGTCGGCGCAGGCATCACCTCCAACATTCAGATTCCGGGGTAAGACATGGATATCGTCGACTCAGCAAACCAAAATCAGCAGGGCGTGGCCGGGCTGCTTGGTGCAGCACCAGTAAACCAGGCCCAAAATCAGATGTGGTCGGTTGGATTTCCTGGGATAGCCCCAGCGCCCAACTGGTTGCCTCCTCAACTGTTCCAGTTGCCTGGAGCGCCAAACATCTCTAATGAGGACTACATGGCGCGGTATTTCAATATACCGCTGACCTACGGCTACGGAGCAAAGCGTTTCCTGATGGACGGGCAGACCACGCTGCCGCCTGTTTACATCCCGCCGCCAGAGTATCTGCCTCCGCCTCCTCCGCCGATACCGGTCTATCCTCCACCCGCACCAGTTGCGCCTCCAGAGGGAGGGATGCCGCCACCACCAGACCAGGGTGAGATTCAGCTACCAGTGCTGCCTCCGATTGAGCCGGTTCTTCCTCCAGTTGAGGAACCACCCCCAATCATTGAGGATCTGCCGCCGCCAATCGTTGAGAGGCCGGTTATCCCTGAGCTACCTCCGATCGTTGAGACTCCTCCGCTGCCCCCTGTTGAGGAGGTAACGGTTCCTGTGGTTTCTCAGCCTCTGTTTCCACCTGAAGATGACATCATCACGCTGCCCCCTTATGAGCGTGGAGAGATACCAGTCCCAATGGTTAAGGAGTCTGGGAAGCGTCCTGTCATTGAGATGACGGTCAAGGACACAGAAACTGGAGAGACGGTAGAAACGTCAACCGAGCGGCCATTCGGAGTAAGCGAACCGTCCGTGATCCCGATTGAACCTATTGAAATCCCGCCAGAAGTGCCAGGGATTGAGGTTCCAGAGATCCCGCCGCTTGAGTTGCCTGCAATGCCTCCTGTCGAACAGGCCACTCCTCCTGCGTACATTGGCGACGAGTTGATGCCTCCAGACGAGAGCGAGTTTGCTGTCTACGGCGACATCATGAAGGACTATACCGGGCCAGGACTGACTGATGGCCCAGACCTGTATGGACGTCCAGTATTGACTGGTGGTGTTGGTGGGGATATTGCCAAGGGCTACGAGGGGCCTGGGATTGAGGAAATCCCTGGGGTATTTGCTGAGTCTGGAGAGACTGGGGCGTATCTCCCAGAGGCCCCTACCCGCGCAGCTCGAGCACAAGTGCCTGCCTACACGGTTCCAGAGGCAGATGTTCTCTATGGATACAACCCGTCTGTTGAGCAGGAACTGGCCGCCGCTGGTCTGGCAAGCTCACCGCAGGAGATCCTGCCTGCTGAGGAATACCAGAGCACTGGGGTCAACGTGGATGCTCTGCCTGGGTTATTGGCGGCAGGGGTTGATATGCAGCCAGCGACCTCCGGGCTACTGGAAACCCCGATTTCTGAGATATCTCCAGAGCTGATGCGCGAGTTGGTTCTGGACGAGCTTGGCAAGTTTGGGCAGCAGTTGGGCTTCCAAAGGGGTGACATATACCCAGAGCGGATGGTAACTAGACTTGGCGCTGGAGTCCGATGAACAAGTCAGAAAGAGCCTCCACCCTCCTAAAAGACGAGTGGTTTCAGGACGAGATTGAGTCAATCAGGGAAAGTCTGGTGTCTCAAATCGTCAACTCTGGCGAATTAGATATTGACATCCGTGAAAGGATGTACTTGAAGATTCGATTATTAGATGAAATAATCGGGCATTTCGAAGCGATAGCTGCTGACAATGTTATCGCCAAGAAACGCTGGAAGATCTTTTGATCCGTGCCAGTTCGGATAACTGGTAATAGACAAGGATTGTCATGAGCGAGAACACGGCCCCGGCAGGGAGTGGTTCGATGAGTGTGGATCAAGCAGCAGGAGCCTTGCTTGGCATGATGGAGGCATCTGAGGAGTCGCAAGACCAACCCGCAGAGCAACCAGAAGAAGAGCAGGAGACTGAGGCCCAGTCCGAATATCAGCAGGAAGAAGAGCAACCGCAGCGATTCCGAGTGAAAGCCGCAGGCGAGGAGCGCGATGTTTCCATTGATGAGCTGATTGACGGATACCAGAAGGGCCTGGATTACACCAAGAAGTCCCAGACGCTTGCAGAGCAACGAAAGTCTCTGGATGCGGAGCGGGCGGCGCTGGAGCAGGCAAAACAAGCAAGAGACGCCTACTCTCAGAGGCTGAAGCTAATTGACAACTTTCTGAGTCAGCAAAACAAAGAGGAGAACCTTGAGTCTCTCAAAGAGACAGACCCGATTGGATACGCTGTAAAGGTCGCAGAGAGGACAGAGCGCGAGAAACAGCAGGCAAGGGTTCGGGCAGAGCAGCAGCGCATTGCACAGCAACAAGCGTCAGAGCAACAGGCCTACCTAGCCAAGCACGTTGAAGCGGAGTCCGCACGACTGGCGGCGCTAATTCCTGAGTACGCAGATCCCAAGAAGGGAAGCGAGGTCAAGGCAGAGCTGAGAAAGTTCGCAGAGACTGTAGGCTTTTCCCAGGCTGAGCTGGCTCAGGCATACGACTCGCGGATGGTTCACGTTTTGTGGATGGCTAACCAATTTGCCAAGCTGCAAGACAACAAGCCGCAGGTCACCAAGAAGGTACAAGAGGCTCCTAAAATGCTTCGTCCAGGTGTAGCTGCATCGCAGAAGAACATCGCAGACGAAACAACCAAGAAAGCGTCGCAGCAACTCAAGAGATCAGGAAAGGTCTCAGATGCAGCGGCATTGTTTGAACGACTTTTATAGGAATTTATCATGACCCAGTTTCGTACCTACGCCGCAGTTGGCCTGCGGGAAGACCTGTCGGATGTGATCTACAACATCTCTCCGACCGACACGCCTTTCATGAGCACGATTGGCAAGACCAAGGCTACCGCTGTCTACCACGAGTGGCAAACGGACTCCCTGGCTGCTGCCGCCGCAAACGCCGCGGTTGAAGGTGCTGACGCTTCGACGGCCACCCTGTCTGCTTCTGTCCGTGTGGGTAACCGCACCCAGATCAGCCAGAAGACCATCGGCATCACCGGCACTCTGGAGGCTGTTAACAAGGCTGGCCGTAAGTCTGAAATGGCTTACCAGTTGGCTAAGGCCTCGAGCGAGATCAAGCGCGACATGGAGTTCACGCTGTTGAACAACACCGTACAGAGCAACGGAACCGCTGGTTCTTCTGCTCGTGTGTTGGGTGGCCTCCAGACCTGGTTGGCTACGAACGGCGACTTCGGCTCGGGTGGCTCTGCTGGCGCGTCCGGCACGACCGCTCGTACCAACGGCACGAACCGCACTTTCACCGAGACGGAACTCAAGACCGTCATCAAGGAAGTGTTCGAGTCTGGTGGCTCGCCCAAGGTGTTGATGGTTACGCCTGCCCACAAGCAGACCGTATCTGCCTTCGCCGGTATCGCTGCCCAGCGCTTCATGGCTCCCGCCGACGCTCCCACGACCATCATCGGCGCTGCTGATGTGTACCTGTCGGACTTCGGCTCGGTCAGCGTGGTTCCCAACCGCTTCATGCTGTCGGGCAACTCTGCCAACGAGGTGGCTTTCGTTCTCGACCCCGAGTACGCAGCCGTTGCTTACTTGCGTCCGTTCCAGACCGTTGATCTCGCTATCAACGGCGACAGCGAGCGCAAGCAGTTGCTGGTTGAGTACACCCTCGAGGTGAAGAATGAGGCTGCTCATGGGATTGTGGCAGACCTTTCGTAACACAGGTCAGTATCTGATCTGATATAATGCCCCGGTGTGTAACAGCATCGGGGCATTTTCATGTGCACTATTAGTGGTTGCGATAACGCTATCTACGCAAAAGGTTTGTGCCATAAGCACTATCAACGGTTTAGAAAGTACGGAGACCCAAACGGAGGGGTTAAGAATCACGCTCCTCTTGAAGAGCGATTCTGGAGATTTGTCCAAAAGTCTGATGGCTGCTGGATCTGGACTGGAAACAAGTCTGGGCCTGGGTATGGAAGAATTGCTATCGGGCCAAAAGAGGTAGGTTATGTGCAAGCACATCGCCTGTCTTGGGAGATGCATAACAAGCAGCAGATTCAAGACGGAATGGTGGTAATGCACAAGTGTGACAACCCGAGTTGTGTGAATCCATCTCACTTGATGGTTGGATCGTACAAAGAGAACACGCAAGACATGATTGCAAAGGGGCGCAAGCGAACTGTGGCCCCAGTAGGTGAAGAAAATGGCAAGGCAGTGCTTACGATAGAGCAAGCCAGAGAAGTTAAGCAAAGTAACCTGTCAATGGCGGCTCTTGCGCGTAAGTTTGGGGTATCGCCAAATTGCATTCGTGGCGTTAGGATTGGAAGGACATGGAAGCACATATGAACATCAACGAACTGGCAAAGCAAAACAACTTCCGCTCGCGTAAGGCGCATTTCCTTGATGATGAGAAGGTGGTCATCGAGACCGCCCAAGACGTCAGCGAAATCGTTGAGGACAACCGTCGCGCATTCAACTCATACGATGAGAGAGCGAGGTGGTCAGACAACCTGTTTGGCAATAAAATAGCCAGTATCCCGCTGACGGTAATTGACCAGCTGAACAAGGACGGAATCATGCGGGGGTTTCACGTCATTGACCAGACAAGATTTAAGCACTGGCTGAACAACCCTGACAACCGAGCATTCCGCACACGCCCAGGGAGGGTGTAATGGCACTCGCAACCTACTCAGATCTCAAGACCACCATCGCCAACTACCTGGCGCGGTCTGATCTGACGTCTCAAATTCCAGACTTCATCACCCTCGCGGAGAACCGCTTGCGCCGTGAGCTGCGTACCAGAAAGATGCTTAAACTGGTCAGCGCAACCATGACGGCAAACGACTCAACGATGGGCCTGCCGAGCGACTTCCTGCAACTGCGGGACATCCATATCTCGGCCACACCAGTCCACAATATGCAGTTTCTGAGTCCATCGTTGTTTTTCCGCAACGCCAGGACGACAGATACAGGGTTACCACGGATGTACACGATCCTGGATGCGGAGTTCCAGTTTGGCCCCATCCCGGACAGCAACTACACCACTCGGATGCTGTACTACGCAGCCCCGACGTATCTGAGCGACTCAAACACCAGTAACGTCTTCTTGGCTAACTACCCTGATGCGCTGATTTATGCATCCTTGGGTGAGGCAGAGCCGTACCTGATGAACGATGAGCGGCTTGGTACTTGGGCCGCCATGTATCAGCGGGCAATTGATGCAATTTCTACGTCGGACGAGGGTGAAGAGTACTCCGGCGTGCCTCTCGCAATGACTGTTTCTAGGAGCTAAACATGGCCGAAATGAGTAACTATCTGGAAGATGCGCTGATAAACGCAACCCTGCGTAATACCGCATACACCAGCCCAACAACGGTCTACCTGGCCCTGTACACCACCGACCCCACGGACGCCGACACTGGAACCGAGGTCTCTGGCAACGCTTACGCACGGCAGTCAATCACCTTTGGCGCTCCAAGCAACGGGGTGAGCACCAACACGGCGGCCATCGAGTTCCCGCAGGCCACTGGCTCCTGGGGGACGGTTGCGTACATCGGCATCCGAGACGCATCGTCTGCCGGTAACCTGCTGTATCACACTGCCCTGGACGCCTCCAAGACCATCGCCACGGGTGATGTGTTTCGGGTTGCGATTGGCTCACTGAGCGTGACGCTGGCCTAATGGCTGATCTGCTGCCACCGTGGAGCATTGACTCCCTTGATAACCTCAAGGCGAGCCTGGATGACCTCACGCTCACGCTGGACAGCCCGCTCTATGAGACCTCGGTCACCCGTTGGGACGCCTATGGCTCGGTCAGTTCATCTGCGAGTGTTGCGTGTGACGCTACACGGGTGCAGGCTGGCTCCGCATCTGTTACCTGCTCGGCAAGCGTATCTTGCGATGCCCAGCGGGTACAACTTGCAGACGCATCGATAAGTGCTGCTGCCTCAGTAACCGCAGATGCAACGAGAGTCCAGTATGGTGACGCGCAAATCACAGCAACCGCAAGTGTCTCCTGCGACATCCAGCGAATCCTTGACGGGCAGGCCAACGTCACTTGCGACGCCTCGGTCTCCTGCGTTGGCGGGATCGTCAAGGACGGATCAGCCGCAGTCACGGCAGACGCCAGCGTTACTGCTGAAGGGATACGGGTTCAGCAAGGCGCAGCCCATGTAACAGCAGACGCCACAGTAGCGGCATCGTCCACTGTAGTAAAGGAAGCATCTGCCCAGGTAGACGCCCAGGCAACAATCACCTGCGATGCAGACCTGATTGCTGGTGGATCTGCCTCGGTCTCTGCGGTGGCCGAGGTCTCGATCTACGCAAACGCCACATTCTCTGGTGTTGCGTATATCAATTGCGATACAACAGCGGTGTGCGATGGCAGGATCATCGGAGACGAGTGGGGGCCTGTAAGCCCAACGGCGCAGTCTTGGACGCTAATCACGCCAACGAGCACTGTGTGGACGGATGTCGCTGAAGAATCAACAACCTGGACAGATGTTCCTGAAGGGATAACTGTCTGGACACAAGTTAGCCCGACGAGCACGACATGGAACAACGCATAACTTTCGGAGAGTGGCTTCCTGACCAGCCCGGCATGACTGGGGCACTGCAAAACGCCAAGAATGTCGTGGCGCAGAGCACTGGCTACGGGCCGCTACCAGATATCACGGACTACTCGCTTGCTGCGTCTGAGAACCTCAACGCTGTGGCCGCTGGAAAGATCTCACTGAGCACGACACTATTTGCTGGTGGGCCTACCAAGCTATTCAAGTTCGATAGCAATGACCGCTCACTTGATGATGTTAGCAAGACTGGTGGATACACTGGGTCTGTACCTTGGAAGTTCACGCAGTTTGGCAAGGTGCTGATTGCTGCTAACGGAACCGAGAAGCTACAAGCGTGGACTCTTGGTGTGTCAGCAGCATTTGCAGACCTTGATGCGTCTGCCCCAAATGCCAGGTTCGTGACCGTAGTGCGAGACTTCGTTGTGGCCGCCAGAGGCCCATCGAACACCAACCGCGTCTATTGGTCTGACATCAACGATGAGACCGACTGGACGTCTGGGCCTGCAAGCCAGTCCGACTATCAGGACATTCCCGATGGTGGAGACATACAGGGTATTACTGGTGGAGAGTACGGGCTTATTCTGTGCGAGAGATCAATCTCCAGAATGTCGTACATCGGCGCTCCGCTGTTTTTCCAATTCGACACAATCTCATCAACTTTAGGTTGCTACGAGCCTGGCAGCGTCGCACAATACGGCCCGCTGACGTTCTTCCTGAGCGACGACGGGTTCTATATGTGCAACGGACAAACCGTCACGCCGATAGGCAACGAGAAGGTAGACCGCTGGTTCTGGAACGACGTCAGCCCCTCAAACATCACTCAGATGTCTGCTGCCATTGATCCACTCAAGAAGGTGGTGATCTGGTGCTACCCAAACACCAGTGTTGGAACTAGCCTGCTGATGTACAACTGGCAGATTGGCCGCTGGACGTATGGAATCACAACTGCCGACTATGTCGCATCGCTTTCAACGGCAGGCGTGACGCTCGAGGGCTTGGATACCTACTCAGCCTCAATTGACGCCTTGGATGTGTCTTTGGATAGCAGGCAGTGGGCCGGTGGCCGGTTGCTGTTTGGTGGTGTTAGAGACGCCAAGATTGTCACGTTTACTGGAGAGTCTTCTGCTGCCATCATCGACACTGGTGATATTGGTAACGGACTCCAGTCCGTAGTCCGATTGGCCCGCCCAGTTATTGATGGCGGGTCGTCAACTGTTGCGATTGCGTCCAGAGACCTGCTGAGCGACATCATCTCATTTGGTACGGCATCTAGCCCAGACGATGACAATCGCGTATCCCTGAGAAGCTCTGGCAGATACCACCGTCTAAGATTTGTCCCGTCTGGTCAGTGGACTACTATGGCCGGAACTGACATAGATATCGTTCCTCGCGGGAGACGCTGATGTTTCGCGGTCTTCCACCGTATGGCTCAGACCCCCGTGTCGTAGCGGAGGTCGTAAATAACCTATTAAGGGGTAAGTCCAACAATGTGGGGGAGATTACTCTCGCCACTGGGGATGCAACCACAACGACCCTATACGACCCGAATATCAGCCCAGAGTCGATCATCCTGATCCTGCCAGCCTCGAGCGCGGCATTTACTGACTCGACTCCCTATGGAGCATTTCAGGACACAACAGACCAGGCTGCGGCATCCACGACAACGGCATATGCTGTCACATTCAATACGACAGACTTCTCCAACGGGGTCTCGGTTGCAAGCAACTCCAGGATTACGGTAAAGAGCTACGGTATATATAACGTACAGTTCAGCATCCAATACACAAACACCGACACCCAGATTCAGGATGTGGATATCTGGTTTTCCAAGAACGGCACAAATGTCGCAGGTTCTAATAGTCGGTACTCAGTACCCAACTCCCACGGTGGGACTGACGGCCACCTGATTGCTGCGCTGAACTTTTGGATTGAGTTGAATGCCAACGATTATGTGGAGATCTACTGGAGAACCACATCGACAAACGTGCGGATTGAGCAGATACCTGCCCAGACCACCCCGACGAGACCGTCAACCCCGTCGGCCATTGTGACGGTAAATTTCGTGTCCTCCAACGGCACAAACGCAGCTGGGGACTACGGGGTGTACGCCAGCTCGCAGGATTACGGGAGCGCCGTCCTGACGCACTTTGCGAACAGCACGGCCAATAAGACCTATAAATATGTAGTAATCGGATGAATCCCTCTTTCATTCCTCCTGAAAGTCTGAGAGAATGGTGGGGATTCGTCCGTCCGGGTTTACTTGAGATCCTCAAGAAAAGCCCAGAGCAGTGGATTCCAGAGGATGTCTACGCAGACTGCTGGAACCAAAAATCGATGCTCTGGATCGCCCAGGTGGATGCAAGGCCAGTCGGGTTTGCGGTGCTGCAACCCAAGGGAACCACGCTCCATGTGTGGTGCGTCCACTTTACCGAGCATGGACACATCCCCGCTGGCTTGCAGCATCTCATGCAGATCGCCAAGCAGGGTGGGGCAAGTGTAGTGACATTTGACTCCTGGCGTCCTGGTTGGGACAGGCAGGCCCGAAAACTAGGTTTCAAGCCCCGTAGTTGGGCTATGGAGGTTTTATGAGCGGTGGATCAAAGACGCAAACCAGCGTCACACAATTAGACCCAACGGTTAAGCCGTTTGTTGAGTATGGACTGCAAGAGTCCAAGCGCCTATATCAGCAGGGCGCTCCAGGCTACTACCCTGGACAGACCTACATCGGCCCATCTCAACAAACGCAGCAGGCTCTCCAGGCCACTCAGATGCGGGCTATGATGGGGTCTCCTCTTACTGGGGCCGCGCAGAGTCAGGCTTATAAGACTGTTTCTGGTGATTATCTAAGTGGAAACCCTTTCTTTGAGGGTGCGTTCCAACCTGCGGCAAAGGCAGCTCAGACCTCTTTCTTTGATGCAATGCAGCAAGTCGGGTCTCGAGCATCTAGTTCTGGTCGCTACGGATCTGGAGCGATGGGTCAACTTCAAGACCGTGCGTCTGGGCAATTTGCAACCACACTGGCCGACACCGCAGGAAAGCTGGCATACGAGAACTATGCCCAAGAACGTGCCCGCCAACAGGCGATGATTGGGGCTGCGCCGTCTCTAGCAGAGGCTGATTACGCGGATATCGACCGCTTGGCAAGGGCTGGACAACTTGGCGAGCAGTATGCCCAACAAGCGTTGCAGGCCGATATTGATCGGTACAACTACCTACAAAACGCTCCGCAAGCTCAGTTGCAGCAGTACCTGTCTGCGGCTTATGGTTCTCCACAGGGCGGGACATCAACCATAACCACTCCAAGAAACCCGCTCGCTGGCGCGTTGGGTGGGGCAGCAACTGGTGGGTCTATTGGTGGTGTGCCTGGGGCTATTATTGGTGGCTTGCTAGGTGGCTTCCTGTGATTGTTTTGGCATCTCTGGGAGGCTGATATGTTGGACGAATTGCTAAAGTCGCTGTTTGCGATGGGTGATACAGCAACCGCATCGCAGTTTGTTGGTGCACAAAACCCTTACCAGGGAGACCCTGTCAAGGCATTGATGCTGTCTGACGCGGGGTATGGCCCAGGCATGAGTGGGTTACAGACATCAATCTACGACAAGACAATTGGTCTGACTGGTTTCCCGCAGTTGGCTGCACTGCTGTCTGGATCTGGAAGCACTGACCTGACACCGCTACAGATTGCTGCACAAACCTATAGGCCACAAGCCACACCAACCCCGCAAAGCGGCAGGTTGAGTCGTGGAAACCCGAATGTCGACTTGATGCGTGTTGCCAAGCTCATGGAGATGGCAAAGCGTAAGCGTCCCTCACTTCTTTGAGGATAAAAATGGACGGAATCTACAATCTTTTTGGAACTGCGCCATCGTACCTTCCTGGCTTGCTTGGTGAGGATGAGGCGCGTCGATTGCAGGAACAGTCTCGCAGGGCTGGGCTTGCAGGACTTGGCCTGTCATTGCTGTCTGGCGGTGGTCAAAATCTAGGACAGATGCTGGCTCAGGGAGTGGCTGCCGGTCAGCAAGCGTCCCGCAATGCCTACGAGCAGGCAGTCAAGGACAAGATGCTGCAACAGCAACTCGCAGAGCAGCAACAGGCCCGCCAAGAGGCACTGGCCGCAAGACAGATCCTGCCGACACTGATCCGTCCTGCTCAGCAAAAGATGTACGGAGAAATTGGCGAGGTAACTACTGTCGGCCAGCCTCAACTAGATGTTGGTGCGCTATCTCAATTGTTTGCGACATCCCCAAATATTGCAGCCAAAATACTCCCGTCTGTGGAGGCGTTCAGGAAGTTTACTGCTCCTGAGCGCATCAAGTTAGGGGCTGAAGAGACTTTGACGGAGATCGGGCCTGACGGAGAACCTCGTGTGGTTGCTCGTGGGGCTGGAAAGCCAGAAAAACTAACATCTGATGTTCAAAACTACCAAGAGGCCGTTAGACAAGGATTCAAAGGATCGTTTTTTGATTATCAAACAGCCTTAAAGAGAGCTGGCGCACAGCAGGTGAATTTGCCCCCAGCAGAGAAAGCATTTGACACCAAGGCCGGTGGTTTGATTGCTGAGACATACGGCGATGTGATGAAGCAAGGTACTGTAGCAAGCAGAAATCTTGGCACATTAACAAGACTTGAGTCTCTGCTTGATAAAACTGGCGGTGGCCTTGTGACGGCATTGCAAAGTTTTGCAGGCCAATATGGTATTAAGAGCAAGGGCAGCGGAGATATTGAGGCTGCTCAGGCTGTTATTAGTCGGCTTGTTCCAGAGCAGCGCGCTCCTGGTTCTGGAAATATGTCTGATAGAGATATTGTGTTATTCAAGGCTGCTCTGCCGAACCTTATCAATACGCCTGAAGGTAACAGGAAAATTCTTGAGGCAATGCGTGGCATTGTTGAGTACGACATCAAAGCAGCACAAATTGCTAAGGATGTTCTAACGCGCAAAATAACGCAGGAAGAAGGAGATAACCGCTTAGGTAGATTGCGTAACCCATTAGAGTCATTCAGAAGTAGTGCGCGCCTTAAGTACAACCCAGAAACAGGGAGGCTTGAGTAATGACTATCATCACTCTTCCTGATGGCCGAGAGGCCGAGTTTCCTGACAGCATGAGTGCTGCCGAGATTGAGGCAGTTCTACGCAAGCAATTCCCAAAACAAGAGTCTAAAGCGCAAAGGGCCGCTGGTGTTGTTGGTAGAGCTATTGCACCAACAGTGACGGGGGCGCAAATAGGTAGCCGATTCGGGCCTGGTGGTACGTTAGTTGGAAGTGCAGCTCTCCCATTGGGTGATTTACTGAATACGATACTCAACTTGGGCTATGAACCGCTAACTGGGCGCAAACTGCAAATGCCGTCGCAGATAGCACAAAGGATGATGACTCAAGCCGGAGTTCCTGCTGCGCCTGAAACACAGACCACGGAAGAGAAAATTGCGTCTGCTGGCCTAACTGCTGGAGCAAGTATTCCGCAACAAGTTAAGGCTTTTGCAACATTGGGAACTCAAGCAGGCACTCAGCTTGGTAGGGAGCTGGCTAAGAAGTTTGCTGCTGCGCCAGAGGTTCAGGCTGTTGCCGCTCCTGTTGCTGGCGTGGCTGGAGAAACAACCATGCAGGCGACAGACAACCCGTTGCTAGCACAGTTGGCTGCTGTGGCCGCTGGCGGCGCAGCTGGGGCTCGTCCAAAACAACGGTTTGAAGCGCCCAGTTCACAGACCCTGGAAAATATTGCGGCAGACCGATATCAAACTCTATCTAGCTCAGGTATTAAGCTCGACACAAACGCATTTACCGCTGATATGGGGAACATATCCAAGAATCTGCGGGCCGAGGGATATACGCCAAAAGCGTATCCAAAGGTTGCTGGTGCTATTGAGGAGCTAACAAGCAAAGATCAGCCAAAAGACTGGACTGAACTACAGGCCCTCCGCAAGATGATTAAGGGAGGCCAAAAGAGTGCAGATTCAGAAGAGCGTCGTATCTCTTCAATCTTGTTGGATGAGTACGATAACTATTTGATGAATGTTGACCAGTCTAAGATTATTGCCGGTCAAGGTAAGGATGTAGGCTCTACATGGAAAGAGGCTAGAGACGCATATTCAAGGATGAAGAAGGCAGAGGTATTTGAAGACATCCTTGAGACTGCCAAGCTAGATAGAAGCAAGTTCACGATGTCTGGCGCAGAAAACTCTATGGCTCAGCAACTTCGCAATCTTGCCAAGAACGACAAGAAGATGAGGCTGTTCACCAAAGATGAGCAAGACGCAATTCGTAAGGCTGCTGAGGGCGGGACTGTTCAAAATCTCTTGAAATTTTTCGGGCGATTCGCGCCAACCGGCCCTGTTTCAACAATCCTGCCTGCCGGAGTTTCTTTTGCCTCGCCAGCCATTGGCCTACCGATGACTGCTGCAACAGCAGGGTCAAGGGTGTTGGCTTCGCAAATGAGAGAAAGCTCTATCAGAGATCTAATCAATCAAATGCGCCTAGGTCAACAACCTCCTGTAACTGGAGGGATGTTGCGTAACGTACCAGTAACAGCTACCAGGGGACTGCTATCTCAGCAGCAACTGGATGAAGAATTGAACCAATATCGCTGAGGAGCGAATCATTGAATGTGGCCTAACCCAAGCGAGCAAAGTCTCCATGCAACTCAAGAGCAGCCTTTTTGTACGCCTCATGAGCGTCTTGTGCTGTGGGGAAGCAACCGAGATGGATACTTTTGTAGTTGACGGTTATTGAGGCGTTGTAGTTGTGGTTTCGCTTGTTATAAAAAACGCCCTTGAAGCCACTGGTGTTTGTGGATCTCAGTTTTGTATTGCGATTGTTTTGTGCGTTGTTTGCCTCACGCAAGTTTGACAACACATTGTTTGACCTATCTCCATCAATATGATCTATCTGCTCAGGCCAACGTCCATGAAACATCATAAAGATGACCCTATGAGCGTAGTACTTTTTCTTACTGATCGTTACCTCATGGTATCCGTTGCTTTTCTTGAGTCTGCTCGCCTGCTTGCCTTGAAGTTTGTTGCCCCTGCGGTCAACCTTCCAAAACAAGAGGCCATCTCGGTATTCAAAAAGATCATTGAGGATTTGTTGAGTAAGTTCCATGACACACCAAAGAAAAACCCCCTAAGCATCCGTAGTACCAGTACGAACACTCAGGGGGCAGCCCATGGCTTAGAGCTATTAAGGTCTGGTACACCCAAGTTCTAAGCCTGCACACATTCTGACACACAGCAATTGCACAGTCAACAAGCACCAAATAAAATTCGCTAGACGATCAAGGAGTTAAAGATGGCACGCACCAAGATTTCAGAATTTTCGTCCACTCCAGGCAACAATACGGATATTGATGGCATCAACGTGGCGGAGGGTTGTGCCCCGAGTGGTATCAATGACGCTATCCGTGAGTTGATGGCTCAGCTCAAGGACTTCCAGGCGGGCACTGCTGGCGACTCATTCAACGGGCCTGTTGGGACTACCACCGCTGCTGCTGGTGCGTTCACGACACTGAGTGCCTCGAGCACAGTGTCTGGGGCCGGGTTCTCTACCTACTTGGCAAGCCCTCCTGCGATTGGTGGGACTGCTGCTGCTGCTGGATCGTTTACCACGCTGAGCGCCTCGAGCACGGTAACCCTGTCTGGCGGCACTGCAAACGGTGTTGCTTACCTGAACGGGTCTAAGGTAGTTACCACTGGGTCTGCGCTGACGTTTGATGGGACTAGATTTTTTGTTGGCACAACGGCAGTTACAACTTCCTCGACCCAATCTGGCGAGGTGTATAGCACAGGTGCTTTGGGCTTTTTGTTTACCAATACCACTGCGGCCAACTATCCGCTTTCGGTTAAGAACGAAGGCACTTCAGGCACTCGGAACCTCATTAACTTTTATGAGGGAACGGCTGGTGGAAATGCAAGGGCCAACTTATCTTTAGATGGTTCGAACAATTTTTCCATCACATCGGCAAACTCAACTGTTTTTAATGCAAGTGGCTCCGAAGGTATGCGCCTGACCAGCACAGGGCTTGGGATTGGGACGAGTTCGCCTGATACAAAGTTTACTGTCAATGCAAACGCGGGAGCTGCTGGAGTCCCTGTAGCTTGGCTACACAATTCTGGTAATGTCGCTGACTACGATGGTGTGGTTATATCATGTGTCAACGATGGCTCTGATGCGGAGGTGTTGCACGTTAGAACCAACAACACAACCTATAACAATGGCACAAGTTTGATGTTGGTTCGCGGAGATGGCAACGTCGGGATTGGGACGAGTTCGCCGGGCCAGAAATTAGCAGTCAACGGGGACGCCTTTATTGGTACAAATTTATTTATTGGCAACGCAGCGGGATCAATGGTTGGTGCTACGGCACCATCATTGTATTCACCTGCGAGTGGAACACTCGGCATCTCTACGGCAGGCGTAGAGCGCCTTCGCCTCGACTCCTCCGGCAACCTCGGTCTTGGTGTTACACCGAGTGCTTCGACGATTGCTCAATTTGAGGGCGGCTCTAATTTGCTGATGGTTGGTCGAGGCAATGCGTATTTCAGCAACAATGCCACGTTTAACAGTTCCTTCAAGTATATCAATACTGCCGCCGCAGGCCAATATCTGATAAGCGGTGCAACCCATTACTGGTACACCGCCCCCTCCGGCACAGCAGGCAAC